AGAGAATTTTATTTTAGATAATTGGGACAAATGTTCGAATGAAACTTTTAATATTGGGAATGATGATATAAACATGAACAAGCTTCAGCTTGCTGAAAAAATATCTGAACATATACCTTTAGAAATAATTAAAGCCGAGTTCACTCAAGATCCAGACAAAAGAGACTATGAGGTTAGTAGTCAAAAAATTTATAATTTAGGTTTCGAATGCAAATATAACCTAGATGATGGAATCAGACAGTTAATAAAAATGTATAAAATATTAGATCAACCTTGGCATGGAAATTACTAGGAAAGTTTGGGTTAACGGTACTTTTGATATTGTTCATCGGGGGCATATAGAGCTTTTTCAATTTGCGAAAAGCCAAGGACATTACCTTACAGTAGGTATTGATACAGACAGAAGAATAAAACAAAATAAAGGTGAAACTCGACCTATAAACAATCAACTCGATAGGAAATATTTCTTAGAAGCAATTAAATATATAGATGAGGTAAGAATCTTTGATTCCGATTTGGAGCTATTAAATATGATTGCGGTTTATCATCCTGAATGTATGGTGATTGGTTCAGATTGGATGGGTAAAGAAGTTATTGGCGGAGAATACGCTAAAGAATTAATTTATTTTAATCGAGTAGGAGATTATTCCACTTCAAATATTTTAAGTAAATAAAATGCACTACGTTTTTGATATTGATGGTACAATTTGCACTATGCCTAATAGTGAAAGTACATACGAAGAAGCTGAGCCAATAATAGATAGGATTGAAAAAATTAATGCTCTATTTGATACAGGCAACAGAATTATATTTCATACAGCCAGAGGAATGAGAACTTTTAAAAATGATGGAAAAAAAGCTCATAACAAGTATTATTCATTAACATATGACCAATTAAACAATTGGGGCGTAAAATTCCATAAATTAATAATGGGAAAGCCATCAGGAGATTTATATGTTGATGATAAAGGAGTAAAAGATGAAGAATTTTTCAGAAATTAAGTTTGTACCCAAAGGCTGGGGTTATGAAAAATGGATAGTAAATAAAGAGGAGTATTGTGGAAAAATACTTTTTTTTGCAAAAGGTAAAAAATGTTCTTGGCATTACCATAAACTCAAAGATGAGGTTTTTTATATTCGAAAAGGAAAACTTTTGGTTAAATATGGGCATGATGAAGACTTAAGTAAAGCTGAAGAGGTAGTTTTAGATGAAGGAGATAATTTTTATGTTAAAACTGGACTTAACCATCAAATGTTTGGTTTAGAAGATACAGAAATGTTTGAGTTTTCGACTCAACACTTTGATAGTGATAGTTATAGATTAGAAAAAGGAGATTGATGAAAAAAATAATTGTAACGGGAGTGACAGGCCAAGATGGTAGCAATATGGTTGACTATCTTTTAGAAAATACTACTCATACAATAATCGGGGGCGCTAGAAGATTAAGTGTTAAAAACCATGATAACATTCTACATCTACTAGACAACCCAAGATTTTTTCTAATTGATTTAGATGTTACTGATCCTCAAAATGTAGATCAAGTTATAGCAGAACATAAGCCTTACTATTTTATAAATTTTGCAGCAAATTCATTTGTAGGTACAAGTTGGAAAATGCCTACTCAACACATGGAAACAAATGCTTTGGCCGTTTTACATCAGCTTGAAGCTATAAAAAGGCATTGTCCACAATGTAGATACTATAATGCTGGATCGTCTGAGGAATTTGGGGACGTTGTAACAGAGCCACAGAATGAAGAGCATCCACTTAGACCAAGAAGCCCATATGGAGCTTCAAAATGCTCTGCTAGACACTTAGTAAAAGTATATAGAGACTCTTACGGTTTGTATGCGGTTCAGGGGTGGTTATTTAATCATGAAGGGGTTCGAAGAGGCTCAGAATTTGTGACAAGAAAAATTACTCAAAATGTTGCACGAATTAGCAATGACTATGCTAATAAAAAAACTTTTGAACCATTAAGACTTGGCAATGTAGATTCTAAAAGAGATTGGAGTGATTCAGAAGATTTTATGGATGGAATATGGAGGATGTTAAACCAAGAGCAGTATCTTATAAAGATCACAAGAAAAACTCCTGATGATTATGTACTATCTTCTGATGAAACACATACAATTAGAGAGTTTGTGGAAGAGGCATTTAATTCAGCGGGATTTCATAGATCAATATGCAGGTGGGAAGGCACAGGAGAAGACGTTAAATATTTTCATGGAGATGATTTATTAATGGAGGTCGATAAACAATTTTACAGACCAGCAGAAGTTGATTTGCTATGGGGTGATTCTAGTAGGGCTAGAGATGAACTTGGTTGGAAGCCTAAAACTAGTTTTTCAGCTTTAGTAAAGAAAATGGTTGATAACGACTTAGAATTGATACAGAGTTCTTAGTGCTTTTAAATAAAAGACAAATTATCTTTCGATTAATTGAAGTACCAGATAAAGGTAGAAGACCTTTTTTTGCTAGAGAGATGAAAATGTTAAATGATTTGTGTGATAGATACTCACAGGAGTTTATGTCTATTGTAACTTTTGAAAATAAATTTGACTCTCTTGCTTACTTAGTCAGTGATAAGTTAAAAGCAACTCTAGATAAAAAATTCAGGGCATTTAATTTTAGAGTAGACTTTTCTAAATACCCAAGTTATAATATAGGTGATAAAGTAGGAGAGGATCGGGAAATAAAATATAAAGCGAAAACAATAAAGGATTTTTTAAATGAGTGAAAGAGAACCAGAAGATATATTAAATAGTTTTTTAAAAGCCAATAAAGACGATCATTATAATTTTGAAGAAGAAGAAAACTATAAAGTTTCAAGCGGTTCTTTACAATTCGATCTACAACTCGGAGGAGGCTTTGGTCCTGGGTTGCATAGGTTTACAGGAATGAACGAAGGAGGTAAAACTTCAGAAGCTTTACAGGTAATGAAGAACTTTTTAGAAACCATACCTAACTCAAGAGGTTTTTATATTAAAGCAGAGGGTAGGCTCTCTCCAGAAATGAAAAAACGATCTGGAGTAGAATTTGTAAGCTCCCACGATGAATGGGAAGATGGTAAATGTTTTGTTTTTGAAAGCAATATCTATGAGTCTGTGGCCGAGATAATTAGTCAGTTAGTAGACAACAATGAGAAAAAAACTAAATTTTGTTTTGTTCTGGATTCAGTTGATGGTTTAATCCTCAAAAACGACATGGCTAAAAATTATGACGATTCTTCCAAAGTAGCTGGAGGAGCTGTCGTTGCTGCGACATTTATGAAAAAAATGTCTATAAAATTAGCTAAAAGAGGACATATGGCTATTTTTATCTCTCAGGTTAGGGCAGATATAAAACTTGATCCGTACAGCAAGGCTCCTGTTAGGCAAACTACAGCAACAGGAGGTAATGCGTTACTTCACTTTGCTAACTGGATTGTAGAATATGAACCGCGATTTGCTGGAGATCAAATTTTGCAAGATGCTACGAAAAAACCTGATGCTAAGACTAATCCAATAATTGGAGTTCGCTCTAAATTAATCATAAAAAAATCTCCAAACGAAAAAACCAATACGAAGATAAGTTATCCTATCCGCTATGGCAGGACAGGGGGTACTTCTATTTGGATAGAAAAAGAGATAGTGGATTTATTAGAAGCTTATTCTTACATTAAAAAAAGCGGTGCTTGGATTAGTGCTACAGAAGACTTTAATGAGTTGCTTGCAGAAACTCCTTTTGATTTTCCTGATAAAATTCAGGGCATGAATAATTTATTTAAATATATAGAAACTAACCCTGAATTAACTAAGTACCTTTTTGAGTTCTTCAAAAAAGACATACAAGAACTTTCTCTTGAATAGGTTTGATGAAATTTATTGATTCATACGGTAGAGAAAGAAATCTAAAAAATGCAAAAAAATATTTAATTCACTGGGACAAACCAAGTCGCAGTAAATTTCAAACAAGAGTAAAAGATTTTTTGCGTTCTTATTGGCAACATGATGTTGTCTTTGAGGAATTTAGGGTGGTGGGTACTAGGCTTACTTTAGATTTTTATAATGCTAATAAAAAAATAGCAGTAGAAGTACAAGGGGCGCAACATACTAAGTATGTTAAATTTTTTCACAAAAACAAATTTAAGTATTCAGATCAATTAAAAAGAGATGAAAAAAAATTTCAGTTTTGTGAAGCTAACAAAATAAAACTTGCGGAAGTTTATCCTCAAGATAAAATAACAGCATCCTTATTTGACGATCAACAAATATATTTATGAATGAAAAAAGCGAAGAAGATCCAGAATTTTCAATACCGTCAGAAATGGTGGATAAGCTTTATGAGCTTTCAGGAGGCGTAGATAAATACAAAGGAATAATTATGGCAGTTTCCTCTGAAAATGGGCGGCCTTTAATTTATCAAAGGTTTGATTGTGGTATGACTGAATTAGGTTTAGTTAAAGCCTTAGAAGATTATTTTACACGATCTAAGTCTACTGTTTCAAAAGAAGATGATGAAGAAGAATCCCAATGATATATTCTTACGAGCTTGAAAAACAATTGTTAGCGGGTCTTCTTAAAGATCCTGAGTCTTTAACAGAGATATCTAACTTTATAAGTACTTCAGATTTTTATTCTGAATCTACTTCTTTAAATTCTACAATTTTTAGGATCATAGAGCAAGCTATCACGGCTAATGATGAGATAGATGAAATAATCATTGCTCAAAGAGTTTCC